ATGTACAGTGCCACATCTAAAATTAGTAAAAAATTTATTATCTCTAATATCAAATGAATCAATACTAGAAGATCCTGGTGTAAATTGATTTGATGAAAAAGCTTGTTGTGAATTTTGCCAATCATTTGTATAATTTACATCACAATGTTTTCTTACAGATATATTACCAGGCTTAAGTAGATATTGATGTTCATATTGTATAGCAACAGAATTATTTGTTTTATATACAGCTTGAATTAAATCAGGCATACATGTACATGCATCAGGAGGACAACCACTATTACAAGGTGTACCTCCTATTGTAACAGGACTTATTTGAATAGTTGATTGTGTTGCTGCTTGAGAATAAAAAGAATTAGCAGATTGATATGGAAAGCCATTCACTGCTGTACACATCCATGCTTCTCTTACAGCATAAAAGTTATCTGGAAGACGACAATTAAAGTTCTCAATGTTTAAAATTTCTTCACTAATAATATATGTTGTTCTTCCTAATTTTTTTAAGCATTTATCTAAATAAGTGGGAAATAAAAGATCATCAATAGCACCTGTATCAAAATAAGATTTTAATTCTTCTTTAACAGTGGAATATACTGGTTCAGGACTTATAAAGGCATATTTATAATAATAACTCATTTTTATATATTTATAAAATTTAAAATTTCCATTGACAATAAATATGTTGATATTTTTCGTCAGTTTTTAAATAATGGGAGAGGAGTCGTGATGTGGTTCTTGAAGGTTTGAAATACCACAAATTTGTATTTTTAAATCTTGCTGTTTTTTTAAACCAAGTCCATCCAAAAAAATAACCTTCTGTGTGATAATTAAAGTTGTATATAATTTTTCCTTTCTGTTTAGTTTTTTGCCAGTCAATGGGTAAGTTAATAAACTCTTTTCCCTCAATCACTTTTATCTTATTTCTTTTTTTTTTATTTATAGAAAACTCTCCAAACCCATAAGGAAGTTTTGCTTTTTCTCCACTTTCTAAAATATATTCTCTAAATAAATCAATGTATAGATATACAATATTTTTCCATTCATCAAATGATAATTTTGTAGATGTATTTTTTTTACAAAAATTAATATAATTTTCCTTACTGGCAGATCTCCAATCTATTTTAATTCTCATATTAATTTGTAGGTTTTGAATTAGGAGCTTGACTATCAACTCCATCATCTGTCATATCAGTTTTTAATCTAAAATATGTAGATAGTAACTTTTGAGAAGTGAGTTCTAACACTTGTTTTTCTAAATATCCAGGAAGAGCGAATTCCTTATCTAAAGGATTTATACATAATTGTTCAATACTAATTTGAGGAGTTCCACAATCACATTCTGAATATAGAACATCGTTAGGAACATCTTCTTCAAAAAGTGCAACAAGTCTTAATGCTTGTAGTAATGGATTACTTACATATAAATAATCATTGGATATCCAAAAATACTCTTCCTTTTTAATATAAGGAAGCTTTAATAGATTTATATATCTGTTAACAGTTATCTCTTTTATTTTCTTTCCTTTTCCTCCCATAGCATTTATAGAATAAACACCTTGAATAACATATTGATAATTTCCTTCAGAAATTCTTGGAAGTTTATGTTTTGTTCTTGCTATTGTACATTCATCAACATAATTACAACATTCTGATATAGGAACTTCTACCATTTCTAAACATGGAATGGTAGTGAATAAGGTGTCAGTTGCCCAAAGTTTTCTTAGGTTTGTTTCCCTTTTAATTAACATTAAAGAATTGTTTCTTATTTCAGAAAGAATTACTCTATCTGTTATTAAATTATCACTAGAAAGTAACTTGTGCATACCTCTAACATCACTAACTAATTTTCTTCCTGTTGCCATTATAAATACTGTTTAAATATATTTGTCATTCCCTGTTCCTTATCTATAAGGAAAGCAGTAACTTCTCCTCTAGAACATGTATGTCCATTTTTATCGTCCCAAAGACTTTTACTATTTGAAAATGCTGAAATTTGATAAAATTTAATTCCATGAAAATCATGAGACACTTCATGGTGTTTATCTCCTGTAAATATATAAAAATTGGAATGTGAAGACCAATCTTCTCTATATTCTATTGGAAACATTGCTGCAAGCTTTGAAGGTTTAATAGCATCGCCATGATTAAACATCATAGCAGAATTACCATAACTTATATATTTTCTATATTTAGGAGATACATCAAATATAATTCTTGTTGTTTCTCTAAAATATGTTTGTAACCAATTCACCATATGCCATCCAACATATTCATCATGATTGCCTGGTACATACACTACATTAACATTTTTAGTATATTGTAATAACATTGTAATCATTAACACTTCATGATTACATATGTATTCAAATGATTGTTGATATGTATGTGTATTAGTTTGAGGAGTGCCTTTAGTGGTCATTCCTGTAAACTCACTGTTAAACTCATCAGAACCAATTATATATGTTATGTTTTCTAAGTTGTTTGAAAGAACAGCTTGATGAACAATCATTTCCACTTTATAAAGAATGTTAGATAGTCTTTCATCTACATCATTGTTCCCTCCTATATCATATTTATTTAAATGAGAATCTTGTTTATTGATAATTAAAGAAGCATCATCTTTACGAAAATCAACCATTGGACTCATAATCTCTTGAGAGACAGGCTGGTATGATGCTAAAAATTCAACAAATGATTCTTGAAATAGTTGTTCTTCTTTTTTCTTTGCTAACCAAGCTTTCACTTGCCAATGTGGTGTAGAACTATTTCCCCAATAATTTTGAACATATTTAGTTATTTCCCACACACTTGTATCAATTCCACACTTTTCAATTAGTTCATCAATACTTTTAATTTCATCCTTGCTATTAATAATAACTTCTCCAACTCCTTTTATAAGATCTTCTTCAAACTTTACAACTTGTTTTTCTAATTCACTAATGTACACTCCAGCTTCAGCATCATTTTGTACAGTTTCTCTATTTTTTAACTCATTTAATAATTCATCAATTTCAATTTCTGTAACACCAAGTTTTTCAGCATAAAACTTTTTACTTTTTTTCCACACTAATAGCTTTTCAAGTTGTTGTAATAATTGTTGATTTTCTGACATATATGGTTTAGTTTAGTTAAAATTAGTACAAAGATAGATATTTGTTTTATATTTACCAAATTAATTTAACTTATTTAATTATATTGTTTAATCAATGTAATTAGAGATTATATAAAAACTCCCCAAGTAAAAACTTAGGGAGATGCTCTGTAAACCAACAAACAGAACTTTTAATCTATTATACAGGAATAGTGGTGGTGGTTGTGGTTGTACTACTTGTTGTTGTGGTGGTTGATGGAGGACATGTTAACAATGTATCAGCTCCTATAACTCCTGTAACGCTATCTATAGTATAAATATGAAATGTGTTTGGATTTAATATATAGTTAAATCCAGTAAGTGGTGTATTAAGTAAGGAGTCTGTATAAACAGTTACTCCTGTTTCAATTCCTGCACCAAAAACTGTATAAACAGTAATAGGTGTTGTTATACATATATTATCACATTCTGTAGGACAATTAACTGTAACGCCCACTGAATATTCTGTAAATAAAGTAGAAGTATATATTTCACAGTCATTAGGTATTTCTACAGTGACAAGTGTTCCATCTATTGTTAATGTATCAGCATCTACATAATTTCCATATCCATCTATTGTAATAGTAATTCCTCTTTTCCAGCTTTGTACTATAGGAGACATTGGTGTATTTCCAAAAGAAGAAGCGGTGGATGATCCAGCTCCTACAATTATAGGATTTAACCAATCAACATAATCACTATCATCTGTTTCACCTGCACATTCTGTTCCACTTGTCCATCCTTCCACTGTAGCACTACTTACAATAATATTTGTAGAATAAATAGGATTGGATAATGTAAATTCAAAAAGACCACTTGTGTAATTATCAAACCTTAAAATTGATGTAGCAGGATTAGCTATAGTTGTTGTAGTGGTAGTAGTTAAATTTAATGGAATGTTTATATCATTTGTACAAATAGGATTATCAGATACCACTTTAATTATTGTAGTACCATCAGGAACAACTCCTGATATATAACCTGCAACTAGGTCAATTTTAGCCACTCCTGTTTCAAACGCTGATGTATATCCATCTAAATTAGAATATAGATTAAATGGACCTGTATCAGTTCCAGCAACAGTTAATGTTATTAATATTGTCATTTGGTTTATTTTTTATAATTTTAGAGTTAACAAGGGGTATTTAGTATAGTTAATCCTACTTGCCAGTAGTTTGTACTAGCACAATTTAATATTTTATTTGAGCTACCATTATAAGTAGTTTTATATGTAATAGATGCTGGATCTACATAACTTTTAGCTGTTCCATCCCAAGCTTCTATACCTAGTTCTGTAGCCACTCTATCAATTCTATTTGCATATCCATAATAGATTATACCACCAACTGATCCTGCAGCAAATACCAATCCAATTATTTTTCTTACACCACCAAAATCAGCAATCAATGCAGATCCTGAATCACCAGAATATATTGGATTAGAACAAATAGTTGTTAAACTAGGATCATTCTCTGGTTTAACAAATGTTATTTGATCAAGAAATTGACAAATTGTAGGAGTTCCTTGTAAATTATATGTTAATATTGTTGATGAAAATATAGCAAACACTCTAACTGGACAAGATACACCACCTTTTGGTCCTGTAGTTCTACCAGAACTATATAACATTGGATTTGTAGATAATAAATTATCTATCTCTGATGTTGAAGCAAATGGAAGAGGAAGTGTATAATCACTAACTCCAGCCTGTTGATATGATGTTGCAATATTTACATCTGCAGCTTCTAAAGAACATATTGCACCATCAACAAAATTAATATTATTTTTTGAAATAGGAACATATCTTAATGTTTGACCAATATTATAGTTTAAAGGAGGAATAACTCCAGATTCACCATCTTGATATACATAGTCTACTGGAGAGTATTCATTTTTAATAACACCAGTTAAATTTCTTTCTGATGTAAAGAATGCATCTTGTATAAGAACGTGGTTATTAGTAACACCTACTAGTGTTTGTGTTTCTGTATGCACACCTATAAATCCAAGTGTTCCTACAGTGGATACATTATTAGTTGATGTAATTGATAAACCACCTTTTAATGGTCTTGTAAAAGCTCTATTAGCTGCAGAATTTGCACCTGCAACTTGACCACATACTGGATTACATGCTAATAATTCTGCTCTACTAATTTCATATACATCTGTTCTTAAGACTTGATCTCCTATAGTTATTTCACTAGGTAAAATTTCTTCAGCAGATAGTTCAGACAGAGGTTTTTTCTGTTCTACACCATACATTATACAAAGCTCATTAGTTTGTTCTTTTCCAACAAATTTAAATCCATAGGAAACACTATTGATGTTAGAAGTAGAAACAGCCAACTCTTGTACCTTTAATTTTATATCTTCAATATTCATAATTATAAAGCTTCAAAGTGTGTGTATATAGTATTAAATCCTGTTGGAGCTAATGTAGTAGTACTTGTTGTAGTAGTAGTTGTTGGTGGTGCATTAGGATCACAACTTAGTCCTATAGGACCACCATTACCACCATTTGTAGCCACTATAGTTAACACTGTATAAGGAGTGATTGTAGTGATTGTAAATTGTCCATCTCCTCCAAGCCCTGGTAAACTTGGATCAGTTATTATTTGATTACCAGAAACATGTGAATAACATGAAATATTTGCTGTTAAAGTAGGAACCTCTGTATTTGTTGTAATTGTAAAAACATCACCAAGATTTAATATACTAAGTACAATACCTACGTTATTAATAGGGCTATTAAATGTTAATACAATTGTAGCAGGTGGACCATTAGCTATCCAATAAAATGGAGGTTGCCACAGTGCTGAACATTGTGTAAAATATCCTGGAGAAAGAAACCCATAAATAGCAATTCCTCCACTAAGTGTTGTAACAGTTCCTGTCACTCCAAAATAAGTAAAAGTTTCTCCTACCTTTGGAATAGTTGTACCGCATTGAGGAAATTGAGAAGTGAAACTAACATTATTACATTCTCCAGTGGATGATTCAAATATTCTTTCTTGTTGAAATCCTAAATTAGCTGTAACTTCTGTTATTGCATATGGGTAAGTAGTATCTATTTTAAATAAAGAGCTATCATAAGTTCTTATAAGGTAAATTTCATTATTGTGTGTAATTACATAAATACCTAAACTAATAGCACTAGGATTAAACAATATAGATGCTAAACTAATATCTACTTCTACTAATCCATCTGGGTATGAATATTGAGTTAAATAAAATGTAGGAACACTATTAATCAATCTAGATGCAATAACAATTAATTTACTATCTGTAGTAAACATCATTGATGTTGCATTATATGTTGCTGTTATTCCAAATAAAGCAGTTCCATAGGATGCACTGTTTGTAGATATATCATATTTCCATAACAATACTGTTCCTGGAACACCTAATGGATAAATTAGACTTGTAGGATTAAGTGTTGTAAGAATAGTGTTATTATCTACAGCTGCAATAACAGAATTAGTTATCCAGTTAGGATATTGATCTTGATGTGTTATATTTCTATTAAATGCAAGAGAATCAGGATTAGAGTTTATAAACCATTCTCTAATTGTTCTAGTAATTGGATCATATTTCCACAATTTTGTATATGTAGATGTCATACCAACAACTCCTACAAGATCATTATCTATCGGAACATTATAAAGAGTATTTGTAGTTACATTATATTCTGATGTTTCTACAAAATCTGTAGACCATACACAAAACTGTATAGGAAAAAATGTTGTGGTAGTAGTTGTTGTTGATGTGGATGTGGATGTAGTGGTTGTTGTATCTTGTACAGGATGACATCCTGCTCCAATAGGATAGGCTAAAATGTCTTCTGGATTATAACTAAGAGAACCTTCACAAACACATATCTGTATAGCTTGATCTCCTAATATTTGGAAATCACTATATACTACACCATAACAATCTGTCCAACTATACAGTTGAGGAACAGATGTAGTGTTGATTAAAAGATATGTTACACAAGGATTACAAGTGAAAGGAAGAATTGTTGTTGTTGTGGTGGTGGTGGTAGAACATTGTGCCACTACCTCACATATATAACTTTCACATAGAAATGTATCTATTTTTTGAATAAGCACTGTAAGTGTATCACATGTGTTTATTCCAGAACAAGGAAGATTTGCTCCTGAATATACAATATCATCAGTGGTTATTTTTTTTACACCACATGGATAGTTTGTATTACATCCTTTAGGATAACCTACTTTGGTTGAATAACACGGTGTTCCAGGATTACAAGACATTTATAATTAATTTATTTAAACTAAGGAATATACATTATATAATTACAAGCTAATACAGGTTGAATATTAGAATGTGAAAGACCTGTTCCTGTAGAACCAATCGTTGTGGTTGCTGTTAACGATGTGCTTCCTGTAGTAGAATTTAGAGGACCAAGATTATCAACATCATTATCTCCACTCCAACCAGTAGTAGTTCGTGAACCTGTATTATAAGTGTGAGTATGAGGATCAGGAGATATAACAGTTATTGCATTATGTGTATGTGCAGGAATTTGATTTGTTGTAAGCGTTACTGTGTTAGTTCCATATATTTGATTTAATGTATAGTTTATATTACCAGGGAATGCAGGATCTACATTTGGATTAAATGCACCACCACCAGTAACAGTGGTTACACCAACAGGTGTTCTTCCTCTTTTATCAGGAGTGCCATTAGCTCCATTACATAAATATATATATTGCCAACCAAGTCCAGTAATTCCAATTCCAGCTGCATCAAAGTTTGCCAAAGTTCCATAATATTCTACCACTGTATAAGGAACCATTTTTTTATATTGTTCTGGAGCAGTAGGAATAGGAGCTATACAAGCATCAACAAGTGTGCATAAATCAGCAAGTTTTACATAATTAGTATTAACATCAAGAGTGAGTGCTGTTAATGCTACATCTATTGAACAAAGTTTTGTTATTACAGCTTGTAAAATAGCATGTGTTCCAGAAGTTGATATAACACCAGTTAAACAACCCACTGTATAAGGAGCTTCAATAACTGCAATGTCTGCAACAATAATATCAATTTGTTCTTGAAGATCACAAGCAGCTTTAATTAAAGCATTAAATAAATCAACAGCTGTAATATCTCCACAATCAGGAAGATATTGTTGAACTAATGTACATATTATAGCAGGATCAATATCTGGTTTAATTCCTGTTCCATTTAATGTAGATGAAAGAAATTCAATCAATGCTTGTTCAACATACGATAGAGAATCTCCAGTTTGAATACCAAGAACAGGAACATTAACTCCTGTATATTTAACACATTGATCAGAAACAATTTCTGAACATCCATTATAACAATTTGAACAAGACATTTATTTTTATTTTTATTTGTGTATTAATAGTTTTACTCTACTTGCAATCATTTCTAATGAAATATCAGTGTTACAATAATTACCATAATCTATATTACAAGCTCTATATAATAGAATTCTTTTATAGTTTATGAGATCAAAAGTCACTTCGCTTTTTATAGAACGATTTAAAGAAAATACTGTATTATTATATAGATTATTTGCAAGTTCTGCCAACTTACAATTAATATCTGCAAGTAAAGCAGGAATACTAGAACAATCTACACAATTTGTAAGTTTGGGTAATAACATCTTTTATTCTTTTTGTGCCTTTAGTTAATGCAGCATTACACGCTGCACAAAGGCCATTAATTAATTGACAGCCACAACCAAATTTTGCTCCACAATTACGACAGTTTGCCATTTTAAGAAAAATTAATTATATAATTATTTCCAAAACATTGACAACCATTTCTCATAAAATTATTTAACATTTTACTTGCTTGGTTGTAAAGTTTATTTGATTCAATTATTGCACAGTTATTAGCTGCAGCAATTGCTCCTTGTATAAAGAAATATATACTGGTTAAATCCACCTTAGATTGAGTTTTAATAGCTCTATCACATTCCATCATATCTAATTGCATAAATGCATTATCAAACTTTTCTTGAAGTTGTTCTACACGAATAATTGTTCTCTCTACATAATTTATATATGAAGGAGTGACAGAATATCTTAAATAGTAAACACCATCAGGAAGAGGTAATAGAGGCTGACCAACACTAGTTATACCAAGTGTTAAAGATGTAAAAACATTAAAATCATTAGGGATAAAAGGGAGAGTGATTTTTCCAAAACCTGGAACAGTTATTTCAATAGTGGGAGAAGAAACAATAGGGGAAACAGGATATGTAGAAATGTCAGCAACACCTAATGTTAATACATTATATGTAGGAATTACTAATATGTCTAAATTTAAAGCTGCCATGTTATTTAAAATAAATATGCCAGAGGATTTTGAGATTTAATCCTCTTTCCCTCTGGCATAGGTTATATGATATTATTTATACCTCTTACTTATTAAGGAATCAAAGTGGTAGTTGTTGATGTACTTGGCCACACGGTTGTTGTGGTTGATGTAGTTGTTACACATGTATTATCAAAACTTATTGTACCTAAAGCAGCATTTAGTATAGCACTAACAGTAGTTTCAGCACCAGATCCTGCTTCAACAGCAATTATTACCGTTGAATCTTCCATAATGTAATCACCCCATTGATATGCAGACTTATCATACTCATTAAATCTAATATAAAAAGTATCATATGTAGTACCAGAACTAACCCAACTTTCAAAGTTTTCATTATATCCAACCATTCTGTATAAATGTTTCAAATATCCAGCTTGATAAGAATAAAAGTTTTTCTCTAATTGAGCAATCTCTGCAGATGTACCTGTAGCATAAGATGCACGTTGTATAACTACAGCATCAGCAACAGTGTTACAATTATCAGCAACAATAAAGTCAGCTGTAGTAGCAGGTCCACTGTATACAAATGTACGGAAATACATTCTGTCATATTCGAAAGGAAATGCTGCAACATCACAAGGTTGACCATAAGCAGTTAAAGGCTTACCAGTTATACGCAAGATGGCACTAGCATCATTACCAATTCTTTGAAATTGATAAAAAGTGTTAAATGAAATATTATCAGGGTTGTTACCAGGAGCTTGTTGTGTCAATTTAATAATAAATTGATCAATTAAAGCAGGAACATCCACATCAGTACATGGATCACCACCACAATCACAACAAGGTGCTTGAACAGTTACACTACGAGTGAAACCATTAAAATACAATGTGTCAATGTAAGAAGAGTGTGCACGTAAAGTTAATGTTACAACATCACCACATTGTACAGTCCAGTTATCAACGTCTGTCACTTGAGTGGCAGGGGTAGGACAACCAGCAACTTTATAAAGTTCTGTTACATTTGAACTACATCCAGATCCAGAAGGACATCCTTTAATCTTATCAGATCTTTTAGATCCTTGAAGATAAGTATTCACTCGTCCTTGTGCTACGTAAAAATAAGGAGATGCTGCAATATTACCTGCAGTTGCAACAGTGTAATCGCTTCTGAAGAATCCTACTTCTCCAGCTGAAAGGTCTTGCGTAGAACCGCTATTGGCAATTGAAGTACCAACAGGAACCACGAAGAGGGTTGTTAATGAAAAATCGGCCATTTTGTTATATATTTAAATGTTAAAAATTATTCGTTTGTTTGAATTCTATATGTTGCACTTTGAACAGCACTTGAATTTTCTGTATACATTGCTAGGTTTTGAACTGTTAAATCAAGAAGTTCATCTTCTAAGTATAATTCTAATTCACAATCTTGATCAAATGATGGCTGACCATCTAGCATTATATATCCATCTTTATTAATGTATTGAGGATATCTCATATACATTATATTAATTGTTTTTGGTATAAATGTACCATCAGTGAATATACTTATTTCATCAGAAGAAAGAAAGTTAAATGTTTCTTGATATTCAAAAGAAGGTTTGTAGTGTGTATTATTCAGAATAAACTGAAGATCGCTATGTTTAGCAAGATCTCTGTTAATCCAAATCTTTCTATCTTTACATCTTCCTTTATCAGCCACTACATAACTATCTACATAGAACATGTATTTAGGAACTAATTGATGAATATTTGCACGCCATTGATTTAATTCTACATTTAATAATGTTAAATCTAATGGTTGATTATTATAATTAATCACTAAACTCTGTAAGTCTTCATAACGCTTTTTAAATGCGTCCATGCCAAGACCAGAATTTGTACTTTGACCATCAACCTTTTGTTTTATAAGCTTAATCTGAGCTTCATTTAAAGCTAGGATTTTATCTTCTAATTGAATCTGTTGATGTTCATTGCTTGATAGTTTATTTAGTTTCTGATCTATTTTATATAATAAACTGTCTACAGGTATCATGTTATTATTTTAAAACTATCTCCTTACATAGCAGCTAGTTTCTTAGTTTTTAATTTTTGTTCAAGAGTGATTAGTTCATCTTGGTTATCTTCATCAGCTAGAAACTTTACTAAATCTTCTTCATCTTTAGCAACTTCAAAATCTCCTTCATAAACTCTACCGTTAGGTTTTTGTCTATATACTGAATGTGTAATTGATTGTTTTACAAGATCTTTGATATGTAATATGTTTTCTTTCATATCAGCAAATCTACCAAACACTTCAACAGGATTTAATCCTTGGTATTTACCATTTTTAAATTCAGTTTGCTTAAGAGCATTATCAACTAAATTGTATACTAATTCTTCTTTACTATTATCTGTTACAGGAAGTCCTAATAATCTTGCCACTTTTCTTTTCTTCTCAGGAGACATTGAATCAAACTTAACAATTGCTTTATTAATAAGTTGTTTCTTTTTAAAGATCACCTTATTTTCAATCTCATCATCTGCTACATAAAATTGTGAATCTGCTGGGTATTCACCTCTCTCCCATGCTTGATAACTCGAAGCAATTGTAGGATGAACTCTTAACCATGAAAAAGCTAATTCTTGTAAAGGATTTCCTAAATCAAAATAATTATCACCATCCATTAGTTTTACAGATTGTACATGTAGTACATCTTCTGTTGATGTTGAAAGTCCGTAGTTCCAAAATGGAGAACGAGATCCTAAGTTTACATCTCCTAAGGCAGATTCTAGTTTTGTTTTAAGTTCTGATACACGTTCTATTTCTAGTTCTTTTTCAGTAGGATCTTGAATTCTTTTAATATAAGCAGCATTCACATCAAGACCTGTTCTATATTGACCATCTAATTCCTTGTAAGGATATTTAAATACCCCTGTTCCAGGAATTCTTGTCATACCTTTTTGTGCAAGACCAGCATCCATTGTTTGCAATTGCGAATTATTATACTCTTTCCTAATTGTAGAGATTTTTCCTATTCTAGCCATATGTAGTTGTTTTTATTTGGTTTATTTGCAGATGGTTCCCATCGAAGGGAACACAATGAAGCATAAAGCCTATCTGTCCATCTGTGTAGAAGACTCCCCCACTTGGAGGTGGGGGGAAAGTCTTCTGGTTTTTTTATGCAAAACACCATTGGTGTCAGTCTAAGAACACTCTTCTTAGAGGGGCATTATTAGAATTGAGGAATCTCTTCGATCAATACTGTTCTAGATAAATCTTCAATGAATACATCACAACGATCTTTCATCCAAATTTCATATCCTGGGAATTTATTAGCACTAGACATACCTTGAGATTTAGCAAAACCTAAGTGATGACGAGTTCCATCAATATAACCCCAAGTCATAGAAGGAGCACCTTTCATTCTCACTTCTCTAATATTATTAATCATTGAACCATCGCTCATAGGACTAACATCAAATACCATAAATACAGGTGTAGATTTCTTATTTTGACCAAATTCCAAATTTGTTTGTGGAAGATCTAGTTCTTTTAAATGAACAAGTTCAACACGACCAGTCTCACGTGTAACCATTGCATCAAATGCAAAGTTGTAAGTGATGTGTTGTCCTTCGCCTTGCATGTAACGATTACCAGAATCAGCCATGAAAGTAAGACCACTATTTAAAGCATCATTCTTTAAAGCTTGTTGGAATACATCGAATCCAGCTTCATTGGTATACATTTTAACTCTACGATCCTTAACATCCACCCTACGATAGAATAAGTCACCAAACACAGAACGAATCAAGTTTGCAGTGAATTCTCCACGGTTGTATTGAACTAAGTTACCGTTATTTCTCATTCTGTGGTAAACACCAGCAGAAGTTCTTTTTAATTCTTGCTTAGAACCATTAGTCTTAACTGTACCAGGCTTAGCCCAGATCATACGCTTAACTTTTAATTCTAACATAGACTTACGCATCCAGAACTCAATAAATGGTTCCCATTTAACATCATTACGAGTTAAAGGTAATTGGTTACGTCTTTGAGGAGCATATACTAAGATATCTAAAGGTTTGCCAGAAGCATCTCTCATCATCTTGTCATCAGCCCACTCAGTGATTTTGTGCTCATAACCATATGCAGAACCTAAAGATTCAAACATTGTGATTTGCTCACCTAATCTTGGAAGACCTAAAAGATCTTGATCAAATTCACCAATAGCAGCATCAACTAATTCTAGTTCAATACCTGTATTTAAGAAAGTGCTAGATACAAAATCTACAGTTGGGTTATCAGTTACTAATGTAAAAGAATAAAGAAATCCCATGTTCCAAGGTTGAGGATCTTTTACTACATAAAAACGAGGACCATATTGACGACTTCCTACAGAAACAATAGCGTTCTTAGAAAATTCATTAGTGTCCAATACAAGAGAAAACTCTTGACCATCAATACCAGGCTTGCTCAACGCTAAGGTTGAATCTGGAACATCAATGATTTTAGGAAATTTGTAAGGAACTTGTACTTGCCACTTCCATGCATCGCTATTATTGTCGATATAGAAAGGAGTACTCTTATTTATCATGTCTAAAAAGTCATTACTATACAAAGAACTTTGTGTGTATAAACTTATGATTTTTTTATCATAGTCAGCAGGTTCTGTAGAGTGAAAGCTCTCTAAGTGATTTGAGTCAGTAAGTTTACCTACAGCACGTTTGTCCATAGAAGCGACCCTAGCATAGGTAAAACCAGTAAGACCTGGGATTGTTTGAATTGCCATTTTGTTATTCTTTTAATTTTTGTTATGAATTAGTTATAAAAACCATGAATTAGATTTGTTTGAACCACTTGATGATTTTGTTCCTTCTTTTGTAACTTGTCTTGCCACTTCACTAAATAAAATGTCAGACTTTTTACTTATTCCACTTTTTTGAATAGTGGATAGAGTGGGATCTTTTTCTAAGATTTTAAGGAGAAGACCTAGTTTCACTTTTTTCTCATGATTCTCAGGTCTTTTTAATTCTAGAATAGTACGATCAAATTCAGTGATTTGTTCACCTGAAGATGTTTTATACTTATCTGTTATTAAAAAATCTTGTAGTTCGTTTATTAACTTTGGATTGATGGGAATACCATCAAATTCTTTTGTCTTTAGTTTTTCTTGCAAAATATGATTTACATTATTTGCATATTCACTTTTAATAGCTTGTTTCTGTTGAAGCAATTGTTGAGAATGTTGCTCTATTTGTTGAAGTTTTATAGCTTCTTTTTTGATTAACACCTTATGGTGTTTTGCTGCAACGGTTTCAAGATCACCGTAGTTTTTTAATCTTTCTATCTCTGTTTCAACATCTTCTGGTTCAAATCCTTGATCATTCAATGCTTGTTTTAAAACATGTATTTGATTTGACTCATTAGATAGATCTAGTTCAGCAAAACTTGTTATACTATTATATGCACCAAAATATTCCTTAGGATTAACTCCTTTTACATATATGGCTTCAAATGCTTGTTGATAATCTTCTCCAAATTGACTAATGAATGTGTTCACCACATCTATAGCACCTTTTCTTTTTTCTTCTTGAAATCTTTCAAGAAACTCCTCAGGAGTGTTAATTGGTAAAGCTTCTTCATCATCATCCTTAGAAAAGACACCTAATTTATATAGGTCGTTAGAAAGAGCACTAAATCTGCTAATTTCTTTTTCTTCAGGTTCATCAGTGGAAGAACTTGATTCAACAACAGTGGAAGGTTTTACTTCTTCTTCTTCCTCTTCATCAACATCTAATAAGAAGTCAGTTAAAGATTTTTTATCATTCTCTGCTTCATCTTTTTTTTCAACATTAGCTTCATTTATAGTTTCACCTATAGATTTAGCAGTTTTTTTAGTTTTAGGAGCAGCAGGTTCTTCTGTTATATCCTGAATATCATCAGGACTACTTGTTGATGTTTCTGGGGACATTAAGTCATTCAATAGTTCAGAATTTCCCATTCCCATTTCCATGGTATTTTCAATACTAAAATTACCAAATGATTTATCATTATCTAAGTTTTCAGCCATATGTAGTTGTATTTGGTTGGTTATGAATGTAAAAGTAAATTATATATATGTTATTACAAAGAGATGATTGATTATATGTTCCAATTTTTGTTGTAATATAGCATTAATATATTTTTGTTTAATCAAGTTTGTTTAAAAAACTATCATTTATTAATCTATAACTTTTAATTGGAGCTAGATCAGTGAGAGTGACTTGTTGTATTTCAACTCCCCACTTCTTTGCTTCCACTCTAACTTTCTTTGTAAGAAGATTATCTAGTTCTGGATCTATACATTTTTCTGCAGGAAGTGATATTATTATATTTTTTATTATACTTAAAGTCATATCTGATAGAGCATCTTGAGCATCATACACTTCTAATAAAAATATTTTAACATCAGTGATTCTATATTTGATTACACCTTTCACCACAAAGTTCTGTTTATCAAGAGTATATAGTGATTGAGCTGGAAGGCTAAGGGTGGTCACTACAACATGTTGATTAATAATTTCATCTACAAAAGGTATTTTAAAATGAACTCCTGGGTATAGCACTTTTTTAAATTTACCAAAACTTAACCTAACACCTTCTTCGTATGAAGGAATTATTACAATTGGCATGATTTTATCCATCCAATTTATTACGAGTTCTACTAGTTTATCAAACATTATTTAGATTTTTTGTTTCTACCTTTTGCGTTCTCTTTTGCTACAGCAAGATCATTGGCTTGATTTTCTCTATCCACTTGAAGCTTCTCTCTCTCAATAGCTATTTTTTCAGAAGCTTGTTTATTTTTAGAATTAATCTCCACCATCTTCAATTGGTAATCTTTTGTAGCTTTATTTTGTTCATTTGTTAATTTACTCATTTCTAATACATCAGGAATAGTGTTAGAATTTTCATCTTCACTTGGTACATTACCATATCCTGTAGCAGAAATAATAGCAATCTTTTCTTTAGAAAGTCTATCAAGTTCTTTTTGATAATCATCATGTGCCATCTTTTGTTCTGCTATTTGCTGTACCTGTTGTAATTGTGCTTGAGCTTGTTCTTGTTGAGCTTTCATTTGTTCTTCTTGCATCACTTGTTGTCTCTCTTGCATTTGGTCTTGCTTCACTTTTAAATCTTTAAACACCTTCTTCATTTGTCTTACACTATTGGTTGAATATAATTCAATAATGTCATATAAAGATCCACCGTTCTGAAGAACTGCTTGAGATAAAGATCTAATTTCTTGAAACATTCTTTGATCTTCTGGTCTATTAGTAAGAAACACCTTAAGATCTCTAAATTTAAGATCTGATCCATTCACTTTAACAAAGGCAGACTCTCCTGTATTTGTAATATATGAAAGGGTGGATTCTGGTTTTTGAGATTCTACATATAAAGCAGCATCAATTATTGCTTGAAATAATTGACCTAATATATATTCATGAGCTACAAACAAAGGTTCTGTTTGAGAATATGATTGTGAAATAGCTGCATTAGTACCTGTTGCTGATTCACTAGCAGATATAGATCCAAGTCTTTGTTTTGACATACCTATTAGTTCCCAACACTCATTCTTTAAAGTTTGTGCTAATGTATAACGAGATTGTATTTCTTGTGTACGTGTAAGATCAATATCTCTAAATTGATTAAACGAACTAGGACTTTTTAAATTCTCAGGAGAGTCATCTATAAACATCACTCCTCTATTACGTGCCTCCATTTCCCAAACATCTAATGCATCTTGTGCATCTCCATCCTTAGGAATAGGAATATGTCTTATAGATGTAAGATACACCTTACCCACCTCTTTTTCAAGAAGCTTGTATAATTGGTTCATACATACATTATAAAGCACCTGAAAAGGTTTCATAAGATCTACTAAGGATTTAGCCTCTGTATTCTTTATCTCATGAATTAGTCCTATAATAGGACAATAGTTTAAAAGCTTATAAGGCTTAATAAAATAGATGTCTGGACCAATTTTAATTCCTTGATACCATTGATTAATCCATCCCCATTCTAAAGACTCTTGTGTTGGTAATGTGCCTGATTTATAATTTTCATCAACAAGTGTAGATTGTTGATTGCCCATTTCATCTATATAGATGAGTTTACCAATTTTCTTTTTAGAAATCCAATAAGCACGAACAACAACATATTTATATCCAAAAGAAGAAACATTAGATGTAAGTCCTAAAAAGTCTTTTAGTCCATCATCATTATCTTTCATTTCTGATTCAATAATCATTCTAGTTTGTAGAACAAGAGGATCATATGTATCATATTGCACTGAGTCAATACCAGGTGTTGCATCTGGATTACCTAGATTAGATTCACGAACATTAATCAATCCATAGTCTTGTAGTGAACTTCTTAGGTGATCAATCTCTTCTTTAGTTATATCAGGAATACTTTCAATTATTTCTGACAGTTCCATAACTTGCACAGTACCAGCAGCATACGCTCCTTGTGCTCTTCCTGTTGGATCAGATATATACTTTTTATCAGGAGTGGAAAGAAACCATGTGTTTTTAGGATTGGCCACTTCTATATTAAATCCTAATTTAGAATTGTCTTCATATATATGATAGAACTCTCTAGCTGAAATCAATAAGTCTCTAAATGCATCTTCTCCTTTTTCTTTTAAATTAAACTCTGCTTTTTGACATGTAAGAATATGATTGGCCCATTTTTCTGCAACAGATGTGTATGTATCAATTTGATCTTGAACTTCTTCCATTGTCATTTGTTGCAATTGCTCATCATCAATCTCATCACCTTGCATTTCAACTTTTTGTAATATTTTTTCTTTCGCAACGTTTAAAATATATTCCTGTAAAATACTAGTTTTAAATTCTAATTCTTCAGATTTACTATCATCATCAAAGGCCTTCACTCTAAATGCATCAGGACGTTTACTCACTTCACCCACTAGTTCATTAATGGGAGTGGTTATGATTGAATACATTTTTACATAGGAAGGAAGTTTAAGATCTGATGTAAGCATATCTGTAAAACTCCTCACCTCAGGTTCTTGATAAAAATCCTCCATACGAAGAATCCCTTTAACAAGATCATAGTTTTTTACAAACGTATCTCTATTTTTTACATATTCAGCATAAGCCTTATTTGCAAAATAATCCATTGTGTTCTTAATCCAACTCTCATCTTGTTTTTCTTTCTCAGTTTTGAACTGATCTGGAAAGATGTTTAAATATGCATAGCGTATCGTAGCATCTTTGGTATATCTTATAATGGCCATTATGTAAACAATTTTCTTTTTTTAGTATTAAATAATCCTCTGGATTCAGAGAATAGTGTATTTTTATTTTTAGAAGCAAACATTGCTTTCACTCTCACATCACCACTTCCTCCCACCTTTCCCATTATAGGATCCATCTTAAGAGCTTGTGCTATTGCTAATTCTGCTGCTACAATTCGGTCAAAGTTTCCTCTATCGTTATATTGTATTATTTCTTCAAGAAGAACAGGATCAAACATTTTACTCACTCCCAACACTTCCTTTGTAATAACACCATCTTCATTTTTCTCAACTAATATCTTTTCTTCCATGTATTTTTTTAAACAATTATGAAGATAGTCAATTATTTTTTGAGCAGAACGATGAACACCATATTCACGTTTCACTGTAGTGTTAGGTACAATTTCTTGCAACCATTGTGGTTGTTTCTCTAGATAGTGAGCATCTCCTTTAGCTTTCATATATTCAATAAAGGATATATCATCATTCTCACACAAGGTTCTAGCATTGTAATACTTGATGAGAAGTCTAGCTTGTTCTTCCCAAATTTCTTTCTTATCAGGTCTAGCACAATACGAAGCTACGAACATATCTTGATACTTCTCTCCTGTAATTTCATGCATTCTTTTATATATGTATACAGATCCTAATGAACTTGAATAAGCAGCTTTACCTTGTCTATAAGGATCCACTCCAGCTACATACAATCCATATGGAGGATTATCTATAGGAAATTCATATACAATAACAGGAGCATCTTTCTGATCACTATTCTTTAAAGGAAAGTTTGTAATAGGAAGCTTGTCTGTAAATTCATGTTTTATTGTACTGTCATCAGAATATAATATAACAGGAATTCCTGTACGTTCTTGCTGTAACAATCTAGCCTTTTGACGTTTTGCAGATTCTATATCAAATATATTAGTGTCCTCGTTTAAGAATATATCATCCACTTCTTGTGGATAGTACATCTTCTCTTTTAAATAAGCTATACGATCTCCAGCTTTTTTAAGTCTTTCTAAGTTATCATTAGTAACCTGTGTAGCTTTATCTTCATTACTTACAAGCATTTTTACATTGTGTAAGTCTGAATTATTAGGTTGATTTAGGAAAGCTCCTAGTGTAGATTCTTCTTTAGCTTCCATTCTATACTTGTGTCCAATAAACAATCCATGGACTCTCTGTGTATCTTTCTCATTGTTATAATGTAAGAAGTTGAAATTCTCTACATCAAACATAAGACTTTTAGCATCCATAAATTTCTTCATATCACCACCAGTCCCAGTAAGTATGGGGCTACATCCCCAGCCATAGGGTGTAGTGAAACCAGGAATAGCTGCCTGTAAACCTCTAAGAAAATTGCCTTTACCGATTTCATCTATAATTAATTTACGTGGTTTTGTACCTGCAATTGCTTCTTCATTATTACCTTCATCAAGGTTACGAATAAGAATAGAAGAGAATGGTATTCTCTCTCCTGATTTAGTTTTAATTCCTAGTGTCACTTGATTCTTCCAATTATCTTCTATCCTTTGCCACCTCCAAGCTTCTGGTAGGAAGTTGAGGCCTTTATCTATCTTATCTGTAATTAGTTTTATATCTGGAGCATTTAGTCCAGAGATGATGTTTTGTGAGTTTTCATCAAATGTTGCACCCCAAGATACATAAGATGCTTCTATAACAGACTTAGCCAAACGTCTAATACCAAGTATTAGTAGTCCTTTCTTTTCATTCTGAGCTCTATCTATCTCATTGGTAATCACCCATTCGTTATCTCTAAGAAATGGGTTAGCATATTTCTGTGAGATTCTACCACGATCATCTATTATGTCCACCTCTGTATGCCAAAAGTTTAAATGCCAATATAAGAATGGGTTAATATATACACCATCCATTATACCTCCATTTAAACAAATATCTTTATGACGATTGAAGAATGCTTTATATTCTCCACTCTCCTTATCTGGAATACGTTTCTGATTTATAAACCAATCTTTGTAATCTATATTCTCTAATTTAATCATTTCCTGTTTTTAAGAAAGTCTTCAGCCATAGAACTCATCTCTCCCTTACCTCTCACTTCTATCTTAGCTTCTTCAATACTTCTTAACTTATCCACCACTTCTAATAAAGACAAATAGTTTTTCATAGTCTCTTGAACAAATTTACCTTGAGCTTCTATGGATGCAATCACCATTGGTAACATTCCTCCTTTAGCTGTAGGTTTCCATTCAATCCTATCTTTAAGCTCATGTAATTGATTAGCAGTTACATACGCTTTCCAAGAGGTAAGCTGTTCTTCTGCCCATTCAAGCTCAGTGTTAATATATGTAGTTTTCTTTAATGTTGCCATTTATCAATCTTTAGTATTCTTCTTCTTCTTTTAGTATATTAGCAAGGTCCATACCATCCTTTATAATCTTCTCAATTTCTTTTTCATCTATATGAGGAAAATCCATATCTAGTTCAGACTTATACTTTGTAAGAGAAAACAACATTTCTTTATCTGTTATTCCCCATATATCTCCATATCCATCAAACGCTGTTGCTAAATGTCTACCTATATTATAATGTGGATAGGCAATATGTAAATCGTAAAGTATAGAAATAATCTGATTGTATTCGTTTTTTTTCATATTTTATTTAATTATTATACCTGAAGAAGAAGCTGTTAGTTTAACTAAACCAGGAGCAATTATATTCTTTAATAATAATTGTATTTGTTCATTTGCTGCACTTTGTACGTCTTCAGATATTCCTGGTGTGGCACACAATGTTGCTAATTTTTCAATAACAATAAATGCTTCTACAGATGGGTTCATATTATTTGGTTTATGTCTTCATCAGACAGTGGGTTTAAAAATAAATCAGAAGAAATTATTTCATCATCTGATTGTGGTGTTAAATAATTTTGATTGTAACGAATTCCCAAGGTGTCTTGTTCAACATTATGTATTCCTATAATATCAACATAGTCCACCCCTTGATTATATAAATCAGTTAATATATCTATAAGACTATTGATTGGAACTTTTAAAAGCTTCACTTCTTTCCCTTTTTTTTCCATGATTCTTCTTTTTTTTCTGTTAACATTGCAGTCCATTTATTTAATGGACAAGCACAAGATAAACATTTTGTTTTAGCTGACAGAGTGCATCCACATTCTGTACAATGACTATCTAAACGTATCGACTTGTGATGTTTTGAATGCAAAGGACATTTATTACATATCTGCATTCTCTCGGCACTCACTATATTTATTTGCTCTTCTAATTCTTTAGGAGGCAACAACTTGTTCCTCCACCCCTCGTAAATTTGAAACATCTTCATTGGTTCTTGTTTTTAATATTTCAATCTCTGTTTTAATAGTATTTAGTTTCAATTGTATTGATGCTTTCCTTTCTTCCGTAGTGCATGTTAATATAACACTATTATATAATTCTTCTTTAGACAGTAGGACATTAAGTCTTTTTATTGCCTTCTTTTGGTTAAACAAAAACTTTCCAAACCCAGAAATTTCAACACTGTTATTATATTTAAGAGCTTCGTTTGCTGAATTAAACTGATGATTAATAACATCATCAATTGTCTTTTCTGACATCATCAGCTTTACAGCCATCTTCCTTATAATAAAATCTTTTACAGAAAGAGATATTGGTTTATCCATTATATATTAGTTTTATTTCTAATGTAATGTCATTATTAAAAGAAAGACATATGGCAGGATTTGTTTTTATTTTTGTACCATCTTTTATTAACACTCCTATCTTTTTCAATTTAGAAATAATATTATATATTGTATGCGAAGTGGATTTATACTTTTCACAGAATTCTTTCATATTATTAGCATATGATATATTTCCTTTAATGGATGTAAATGCCACTAATTGTATTTCCCTCTGCGTCAGTTTTAAATTATTTATAATAGATATAATAGAATAATATCGTTCAGCTAGAGAAAAATTATCTTCCTCCACTCTTTTAATACTCTGTACAATCCTTTTTCTTGGTTCCATTATTTAATTATTAATACAAAGATACGAATAATATTACAACATCAAATACAATTATTTAATTTATTGCTATATTATCCATCAATTCTAACTATTTTGCTTATAAAAGGTTGCCACTAAATTAATAAAAAACAATCCTATAATCAATTCTTGTTCCATATAGTCTTCATCCAGTGTAGGATGTTCTCTAAAAGAAATACCCAATTCATAATATGGAAGAGAAAAAGCTCTAAGCTCTATATGAAAAGAACCATCTATAACATTCTCCATTCCACACCATACAGCCATAACCAATAAAATCACAACAATAATAATAAACAAAATCATAATAAATCATTTAAATTAAAAAAATAATATTCATATATAAAGGAACATACACATCCTTCCCCACCCATCCACCCCAAAGGTAGTAATCTTTTTTTGAAACAACCAAATTTATTTTTTATAAAACTATAAAATGAATACACACCCCCTGGAGGAAAGCTATGCTTTGACAACGTTCCACGTGGAAAACTCTTCACAAAAAAAATTTTATATATACCCCCTCCCTCTTATTAGACCCCCCCTCCATATATATAAGAGAGGAGGTTACTCCATACCAAGACCCCGTGTAGGATTTAGGCGGTTGGGGCTATTCCCACCTGCTATTCACATTATAAGGTGCGTGCGACACCATTAAACACTGCAATCAAATCATATGGCACAGCCAATTAAATTAACAGACACCCTTGTAGACGAAATTAGTATTATTGATACTAATAATAAATACAAGGCTACTACACAGAAAGGTAAGGACGGTAAAACCTTCTCACGTTTTAAGTATGATAGTAAAGTGTTCACGGTTGATAACGATAGTCCATTTGTGGCTGCATTCAACAACGGTAATGTTGATAGCGTTAAACTTACACAAGGTTCACGTGAGGTTAGTACAGTTGACAGTAATGGCGAAGAGACCATTGTAACAGTTGACACATTAGCGTTTGATAGCTTCGTTAGCTTCCAACAAACAGAACGTAGAGCAGAGCACAAAGCAAAGATTAAGCGTTACGAACATCTTGCTACAGCACCTGTTACAGATGCACTACTTAATGAGCTTATGGCTTAATAAGTGTGCATTAAAGGACACATTGTTTAATTACAATGTGTTCTTTTTATATATATGGGTGGGAATTATGTTTAATTCTTTAGGGTGGGGATATTAATCAGTGTATTATTGAACATATTACAATTAAATTACATTTTGTTTAACGTTGATTAAAGAAAAGGCGGGTTTTTGGAAGTTTACGTTAAACAAAACATAGGATTTGAGTGTAAAATAGGGGTTGTAAACACTCCTTTGGTATAGAAGATGATTTTGCAAACACATAAAAAGGTGTTATTTATGGGCATACATATAGCATTAACACATACAATACAAGATGTTCCTTCACCTATATATAAACTTATTTGTTATGAATACTATTAAGATGATTGTTCTACTTATAGGGTTGATTGTTATGCTTCAAGTCATAAATTGTATTATTAAACCTTAAATCTTTTATTTTTATTCACTTAACAAGCAACGACAGTTGTAAAAATGTAAAACAAAATGGTAAACACTGTGCATTAATAGCAATAGATGAGATATCACAACATTGTTATGAAGTAATGAAACCATTTTGGTTAGAAGTAAAACAAGA